ATAGTATAAATGAGTTTAGTAATTACATCGAATATAGCCCAAGAAGATAATCCCGAGTTTTCTAATGCTTTCAAGCCTTTCTCGTATCAAAATAGGTTACTTAATACCATGAGAATACCACCCAATAGTGAGATAGCCTTACAGTCAGCCAAGATTAATAAAAATGGTTTATTTATTTTAGATCGTGCTAATGCTGGGTTTTGTCATTATTTCGGTGTGCCGATTGGTAATGATGCAACCAAATTGGCGTCGGGAGAGGAGATTGCTTCTTTACTTGATAGCACCACTCAACCGTTTAGAGGAACTATTGGAGCGGGTCAAGCCTTTAGAGCCGGTGGTAGAAATGAAAGAAATATTGCTGACATGACAAATGATTTACAAGCTGGGGTAAATGCTGCAGCTTTTCATCCAAGTTTGATCCTTGCTGATTATAGTTCTACGATTAAAGTAGCAGCTACATATGATGCATCTTTATCTTTGAAAGGTTTTTCATTAGTTACAACACAAGAAAAAGCGACGAAAACATTAACAAAGGCGAATGTTGTTTGGACTGATGTCAGTAAAAATGATAGTTACAATTTCACCCAAACGGGAGGCGTTGTAACCTCTACTGATGCTAATGGTTTCTATGTGCAGAGTAGACAACAGCCACTTTGTCAAAATAAGGGAACTGCCGTATTTGATATTACTGGAGCTAATACTGGCTCATGGATGATAGGACTATCAAGAATTAATAGACCTCGTGATATAGGTAATGGTGATTTTGATTATACTCCAACTTATTTTGATAATAGTACAACCAATACTTCATTAAAATCGGGGCGTTATATACGAGATCATTATAGATACGCTGATATTTGTGTTGTTCGGGTTGGCACTAGTTTAAGAGTATTTCAAGCTGGTAGTGATAGTGGATCAGTTGGACGAACTAAAATAAATGGTATTTACATGAATGAGATTATTTATTATGGTGCTTATAATGATGACTTTAATAATATTGGAAATGCAGCAGATTTTCAAAGGTTCGAGTTTACATTAGATAATGAAGAACTTACAATTAAAGCAGAACAGACGGCGGCTGCTGGTGGTAAGACACTTCTCCTCGCTGATTTCACAACCTTAAAAAGTAAGGGTGCTGTTAAAAATCAACTCTTAAATCCCGTGAATGCTACTGAATGGGCTATGTATCCCGTGTGTGCTGCTTCGGGTTCTGCTGCTGGTGGTAAGAAAATTCATTTAGATCAAATCGTTCATTATGAAAATTATCCCGATTATACTGACAATAGATATGGAGAATATGATTGGTGGGGTTGGTCTCAAGAAAATAATGAAACGACACTTTGTAGAGAATTAGAAACTAAAAGACCATGGAATGATGCCTCATCCGCTACTATTCTAACACCGAAAAAGATTGATGGTGATGGTATGGATAATTATAGTAGTGTTTTTATTACTGCTAAAAGTGTTGCTTATGGTGATAGTACTAATGAATGTGGTTCAAGTCGTATTTTAGGTTTTGAGGGACAACCAGTATCCATCCCAGTTGTTACATCTAAAATTATAACTACAAATCAAAGTGCAAGTGTCCCCAAACTAATAAGTAATATTTCATTATTTATTCGGTTAAACAATTTCACCCAAAACAGCGTTAACGCAAGACAAGGGACTAATAGTAAGATCATAGCTCATTTACCTCGGTTCGATAATAGTGGTAATGAAACTGGTGGTTTATATTTTGAACCACATGAGAAGACTTATTTAGCATTAGGTAATACTGAAGAAATACTTATTAATAGTTTTGATGTTGATATTGTTTATGAGAATGAAACACTATGCACCGCACTCACCGCTAAAACTGTTGTATGCTTTCATATTAGAAAATCAAGAGAATAAATACAAATGTAAAAAGTGTCTGGGGTAAATATCAAAAAAAAATAGTTTTATGAGCGTCCAAAAAATAATTATTTTTAAACATTTACCCCGGACACTTTTCAATAATTCGTTATATACTTAAAATTAAAATCTATATATATAATATAGACAATATGGATATGACACCCGAGCAAATAGCAAGAGTATTAACCAACTACAAAAACAAACGAATTAGAGAAACCAATTATTATCACAATACAACTAAAAATAAAGAAGAGTTTAAGATTAAGAATAGACAAAGAGCCAAAGATCATTATGAGAATGGCTACAAGGAGAAGAAAAAAGAGAACTATGCAAGTAATAAAGATATGTTAAAGACCAAGTCATTATATAATTACTATCGTAAAAATGATAAGATTGATTTATTCAAGGAGAAACATGAAGATAAGTGGATGCTTTTGATTGAGAGTGGTTTTATCAAAGATTAAATATAAGTTTTTTTACCATCTTTTTTTTATATACTCATAATATAAATGAGTGAATATGTTGACACTAAATTAATAAATTGTAATCGCCTTGCATCAGTTGAGGCGAGAACGGGTAATAATAGTAACCCAGCAGTTTTCACCAATCCTTTAAATGAAACAGTTAAATTGGATGTTGGTGATAAAGTATCTTTAGAACGAGCCTTTATTAATGAGGTTGGTGCTGGTAATCCACAAACTATCGAGTTCAAAGGAGTATCAACGGGGACTAACATAGTAAGTACATATACTGATATTGTGCCCGGTGATTATTTCTATGCAAGGTCATCCACCTTTGATCCAAATTATCGGTTGGGATATTATAGGACAATAACTACAAATGAGGTTGTTGGAGAAACAACTGAATTAAGAGATAATTTAGCACCCATGATTTTTGGTTATTATATTACATCAAATGAATATCCTAATTATATTCAACAACCAAGACGCTTCGCCCAAACAAGCGATATTCGGGGATCAGTTCCCGCCAATTATACTCACTACTCTAATAATGATGATACAGCAGAAGGAGCGGCATATAATACTATTAATGTATTATGTGTGTGCTTTGCTGATTGGGTTAAGTCAAGGGGTAAAAATGATGCAACTATCATATTCAAACAAAAAGTAGATAATACAAGATACACTTTATTTATTAGAGATAAAATTGCTTATACAACGGGTTTTACTAATTCACACGAACAATTTCCATCAACAAATCTTAATGGTATATTTAGTGAATGTAACTATTTGAGAGTGAAAGAAAGAAAAGATATAACCGTCAAAAAAGGTTTTAATACTCCATCAGCAGTAGCGTCTCAATTAACAAAACAGTTAACCGAAACCCGTAATGAAGAAATCTTTGAGATATATGATACTGAAACCTTTCCAAGACCGATCACTAAAACAATTGAGACTACAACATATAAACCAATAAACGCTCAAAATCTTTACAATTTTAATCAAGCAACACTTGCAGCTTATACAAATCAAACTTTACCAGCAACGGCGGCAAATGTAAGTCAAAATACAATAGATTATATTTCTACTTTTGGATATATAGGAGTTAAGAGACCCGAGATATTTGAGACTGGTAGAGAGATGGCGAGAACACCACAAGCAGTAATAAGAGATGATGGGGGAGATCAAGATGCACCATTCCCAAACCCCGTATCTCAACCCGAACTCGGTTTTCAAATAGTAGGTGATTATAGTGATAATAGTGGAGGTGCTACTGCTAATAACAATCATGAGTTTACAACCAACCTCGAATATACTGAAGCTAATTGTAAGAAGGTAAGAGAGTTTTTTGATACTCAAAGATTATATCCCGAACTATGGGACAATCTACAAGATACTAATTTTTATAGTACAGCACGAGTGGCGGGTAAAACAAGACCCACTAAAGATAATAGTAGAATGTTTCATTTTAATCCCTACACAACTCTTGGTAATGGTATCCGTAATGATGCTTTTGGTGATGATGCTTTTATTCAAAGATCCGCCCCGAACAATATCCCCATGACTACTGTGCCGTGGTTTAGTTATTATGATGATACTTACAGAGATACATTTATTCCACCGAGAACATGGGCGTCAATTGCTCGTGATGGTGTTAGTTATGGTTTTGCTTATCCAGTAAAATTTACCAATCATAATGAAGATGGTGATGAAATTAAAGATTTCTATTTGATCGGTATTACTAATAATAATATTGCTGGGACGCCACATGGTTTATTTACTGAAGATATTGTGGGTAATATTGGTAAGATAAAAAGTGGTAGAAGATTTGGATATGATTTCCATTCTACCGCTTATTCAACAGCAATAATCACACCTTATTCGGGGTATAGTAATGTTGATATTGGGACATTATCAACTCGGGCAGATGGTAAAGCTCCTAATACTGTTGCAATTAATTATAGCGATACATGTAATCATTTACGGAGTATAACTAAATTAAATACCAAAACAGTTGACATGATGCCTTATATGACGATGACTTATATCGGGGCGAACAATCCCGAAGTTGCATATAATCCCGTGAATAATAGATTTGAGTTTAAACGATTACATACTGGTAATAATGCGGGCAATAGATATAAGGCTGGTAATGGTGCAACGCAAATAACAAATAATACTATGTGTCCCCCATTAAGCTCGGCTCAAAGAATATTAGAACCACCCGATATAAATATAGATGCTGGTGATACTGTATATAAGATAAATCCTAGACCTCCCGAGTTTGGATATTCTCCAACATTTAAACCTTACTCTGTTAATGATGTTGAACCAAGAACTAATGTTTATCCATTTACTCCAACTGATGTTAAAACAAACCAAGACCCACAAGGCGGTTCTCCCGGTATTAAAAATAGTCAGTTATATAATAAGTTTAATAATAATATAAGACCCTATACAGCATTCGATAGTCATGGTGGAGTATATATTGATAATTGGGGTTTTAGTGAGGATGATTGGCTTGATAGTTTATGGGATATCTTGGGTTATGATTATGATGCAGTTAATTCATTACCAAGTGAGAAAAATGTGTTAACTCAAAGAATAGATAATGAAAATAGTGGTGCATTATATAGACCAACCACAAATGCCGAAGTTGTAACCACAGACACAAAAGCATATATATCTAATCAGTTTGGAGCAAGTCAATATTATACATCGTTGCCTTATCCAAGTTGCGTTATAGCTTACCGAGCACAAGCAGCACCACCGAGCACGACTATTCAATTTATTTATAATGGTAATAGTACAAACCCACCCGATCAAAATGCCGTTTTTGATGCAGTTAACGCACAACCTTTAGAAATATTCGATGAGGTTGCAATTAAAACTCAAAGCACAACGATCACAGCAACCGATTTACAAAAGAGCGTATTGAGACCTTACTACACAATAAGAAGTAATATTTTAGAAGGAGCAACAGCAATCGGTGGTAATCCTACTGGTGCTAATCTTCCCATAATTTCAATAGTGGATAAATACTCCGGTGCTTCCGATTATTTCCTTGGTAATCCAAGTGATTTACAATTTACGGTTACTAAACCAACAACTCTCGCAGACATCACAACCTCAATACATGATAGCGATGGGACTTATGCAAATGTAAATAGAACATCGGCGGTGGTGTATAAAATTGAGAAAGTAAGAACAACGCCAATTGACCTCATCGGGCAATTACTCAAAACGGATAAAAAAAAGAAATAATTTTTTAAATTAAAATATATATCTTATTATATAAATGAGGATCTTTCAATCATGGAGTATAGAAGACCAAGACAAACTTTATCAGCAAGGTTGGGTAATTGATGGCGATGATGACTGGTATGGTGAAGAGTTATGTAGTGGTGAGTTAATCAAAGAAGATTGGACTTGTGATGAACTAATTGAAGCAGTTTCTAAAGATATTGCAGAGAAATTAAGTGTTGAGGAGATTTTAGTAAAATATGTTAAATCCGTAGAATAAAAATATATGTTAAGGTATAAATGGATAAAGTTAGTTTTGAAGAAATTGTAAGTGTTTTGGCAATGCATGGTAGACCCGATTTAATTGCTGACTTTAAAGAACATGTTAAGATTGATGAAGATTATAGACCACCGTTGAGAAACAGTAATGATAGTTTAAGTGATGATGAAGGATCAGCTGATAGTGAAAGTGATTATGAAGTACAAGTTGATAGTCAAGGATTTCATAGTTTAAAGTAATTTAGTAATTTGTATTTTTATATTAATCATATTAAACATGATTAAGATGGTAGTTGAAAAAGGGACTGCAAAGAATAAAAAGTTTAAGGCGATTTTTTATGACGGAGATAAGAAGATAAAAACAACGCAATTCGGCGATGTACGGTATCAAGACTATACCCAGCACAAAGACAAAGAACGCAGAAGTAAATATAGAAGTCGTCATAAAAAAGATTTAACGACGGGAGATTATAAGAAGGCTGGATTTTTAAGCTATTATTTGTTATGGGGTGATAGTTCATCATTCGATACTAATATTAAGAAATATAAAAAAATGTTTAAGTTAACTTAACAATTCATCTATCTTTTTAATCTTTTCCTTCATCATAATATTCTCTTTTTTTAATTCTTCATTTTCAGTTTTTAAGACATCTACCATTTCGTGTAGCATATCAATAATATCTTTAAAACCTCTTAAAGCTTTTGATACACTTGTTTTCATTATTTCTATAATTAATGATAGTGAATAATCTTTATATATTAATAACAATTAGCGAACATATTGTATTCTTGCTGTGGTGGTGCAACAGCTCTCCTTAACTGACTTCTTACTTGTTCCTCCTCCCTATTCTTTTCTTGATCTACCTTCTTTTGTTCCTTTCTTGATTTACGGATTTTCTCGTAATTCATGATTGCATTAAGTTGTGCATCCTCTAAATCTTTTTTAGTAAATGTTTGTTCTTTAACAAAAGGTTTACTGGGAGTTTCATCATCTACTTCTTCTTTAAGTTTTTGAACTCTTTTAACCTTTTGTTTCTTTAGTAATTCTTTCTCTTCAATATCTAATGATTTTACTTCCTTCCGTTCTTGTGCTTTTGCTTTTCTTGAAGCCATCGCCTTAACCCTTGCATCTTTTAGTTTCTCTTTGTGTGCTTCCGTCATGGGTGGTCTTTGTTTTCTTGGTTTCCCTTTCTTTGTTAGTTTAACATTTGGATCATTAGGCATGTTAAAGATTTCATTAACATCCATACCATCTCTTTTAGATTTAGCCTTTGGTACATCGTCCTCAACAACCATAGTAATCTTATCATCTTCTATCTCTTCTTGTGTTTTATCTTTACTTTCATCAAACTCATCATATACAAAATTAGGATTATCTTCACCAGTATCTACATCAATATCGTCCTCATTATCACTTGGGATAAAGTCCATCTTTACTTCGGGTATAAAACTCATGTCTTTTAGTTATAATATATATTTTATTTCTTTATAAATTATTAAAAATTATTGTAAATGATTAAATCTTTATTACTCTTTTATATTCTTAATGGTATTATCAAAAGTGGTATTAATCAAAAGTGTCTGGGGTAAATGTTAAATTAAAAAAGTTTTTTAGACCTCCAAAAAATAAATATTTTTTAACATTTACCCCAGACACTTTTTAAGGTTCAACATTTATTTCAATCTCGGGTTCAATATTATCTTCTTCTTCTTCTTCAACAATAGTATCTTCTTTCGGTTTTTCACAATCTCTTTTTGTATCACGATATGGTTTGATTGCTTTTAATCCGTTGCATATAATAGGTTTTCTCACATCGGGATATTTATCATTAAACTTCTTATTAAACATATTAATAATATCCAAATCAATATTAGGTGAACTCTCTAATAAATTATCATATTCAGCTCTACATACTTTTAAAAAATCTCTACAAGGTTTCCTTTTCTTATCATGTAAAGATAACTCAATCTCAATTGCTCTCCCTAATTTAGACCAAGCCAAAGCACTAATACGATGACCTTCGAATGTTTCAGCATATTTTAAGAATGATCCAAGTGTTCCAAGTATTCCACAGAAGATATTGAAACCACCAACAACAGCAGTAAATCCATGTTGATAATCTACTGGTATATAACTATCAACAGCGAAATTACCAACACCCGTCAAAGTAGATAATACAATAATCGGTATTTGTAAGTGTTGATATTTCTTCTTATATTTTCTCGTTGAATAATTATGCAAGTAAGCATAACACATACTAACCTCACCCCATTCACTCAATAGCTCCTCAATCTCATCACTCCAATCATCTATGTTATCGGGTAATGATCGGGGTGTTTGTAATCTCTCCATATATATATAATTTTTATTTTATTTCACAAGATTAAAATATTGATTTAATTATATACATGGCTGACAATCCCTTTGTAGCAAAACCGATAGAAGAAGTCAAGAATGACTTACACTCTATAAACATAACCCTTAATACAATAAAAGTTGATGTTATGTGTATCAAAAGCGATTTAATGCAAATTAAAGAGTTGTTAAAAGAAAGAGAAGTAAAGAAAACCGAAATCTCTAAAGGATGGATTTGGTAGGTTTTATTTAAGATTTTTTTATATTACTTTAATATAAATGGTTAAAGTATTAGAATTATTCTCGGGGACTGGTTCTGTTGGTAAATGTTGCAAAGAGTTAGGTTGGGATACTGTATCAGTTGATATGATATTACCCGCCGATCACAAATGCGATATTATGGATTTTGATTATAAACAATATCCTAAAGATGAGTTTGATATTGTTTGGGGTTCTCCACCATGTACCAATTATTCTAAACTTCAAGATGCTTGGTTGGGTAGAATGAGAAAAGGAGAAATATACACAAAAGAAATACAAGAACGAGAAATGAATATAGATGATAAATTGGTTTTAAAGACATTAGAAATTATAGATTACTTCAATCCCGAGTTTTGGTTTATAGAAAATCCAGCAACATCAAAAATGAAAGATAGAATATTTATGAAAGATAAACCTAATTATGTTGTAGATTATTGCATGTATAGTGATTGGGGATATAGAAAGAGAACTCGTATATGGACTAATAAAAAAGAGTGGGACAATAAACTATGTGATGGTAAAGGGACTTGTGGTAATATGACTGATAAGCACCATAATAAAGTTGCAGATGGGGGGAGCGATAAAAGAGGATTATTACATAAAACAAATCTCGGTAATACTGAAAGAAAACAAAAAACAAAAGGTAAAGGCACAACTCAACAAGATAGATATAGAATACCCGAAGATTTAATTTATAGTTTATTTCTTGATTAAAATATATACATAATATATATAAATGGATAAAGCACCTCCAAAAGTTTTTAAAGTAAAAGACCCCGACCCCGATGATAAGTTTAGTGATATACATCCACATCTACCACAACCACCATCGCTACTTTTAATTGTTGGATCAGTCAAACAAGGTAAATCTAACCTACTTGTAAATCTATTATGCAATCCCGACATGTATAAAGATAAGTTTGATATAGTTAAGATTATATCAAACACTTTGAATGCCGACCCAAAGGGTAAATTAATGAATAAGTATTTTGAGTGTGAAGACCATTACACCGATGAAATGGTTACTGATATAATAGAAAGTCAAAAGAAATATGAAGACTTTGAGAGACCCTCGATTGCATTAATTTTAGATGATATTTTAACAAAAGATTTCAAGAAAACTAACGCTGTCTCATTTTTAGCCACAAGATTTCGCCATTATGGTATTGGTCTATTAGCATTTACAACTCAATCATTTCGGGCGGTTAGTGGACTAATTAGAAATAACGCAACTGATGTAATTATCATGAAACAGCAAAACACAAAAGAATTAGAAAAGATAAATGAAGAATATGGTGATATGTTCCCAAATATATTTATGGAGTTATACAAGAAGGCTATTGAAGATCAACCATTCTCATTTTTATATTTAGACATGCAAACCAATCCCGCAACAGCATATATTAGATTTGAGACTAAAATTGCTGAAGGTGATAAAAAACTTTTTTAAAATAATAATATAATTAATTAAATATATCTTATAAGTATAAATGGATTTATATTCGGGAGGAGGTTCAGTATCACAAGCAAACTCTCAAACTGCTTCTGTGAGACAAGCAAACCAAGGCAATCAAGATTTTAATAATAGTTTAGCAGCACAAATAGATCAAGCGAATACTAATTTAGATGAAGCGGCAGCATCAAAGAATAATAAGAATTTATTGAGTATTGGGACATCGGGCGGTAAACTAACATCCATGACTTTAAAGAAAGCATTTGGTACTGGTGTAAACCAAGAATTACCGAAAAACTTTAATGTTCCTACAGCGGGGGATGTTCTCATAGGTGAAGATAATGTTGAGACATCAGTAACGGCTAACCCCGTTGTTGATAGAGTTCCATTAGGTACGGATGCAACGGAGGTTGGTAGTGAGGCTACTGATGTTGCAAGTGATGTAGAAACTGGTGTTGAGGACGCTATTGTAAGCACATCAAAAGAGGCAACTGCTTTAGGTGGGGATGTATTAAAAGCTGCAGCAATAACTACTGGTAAAGTCGCTCTTGCGGGTGCTGGTGGAGTTATAGATTTAACCGAAGATATATCAAGGGCGGTTACATCGGGGGGTGTAAGTATGAAAACATTTGGTTCTAATACATCCAGTCAAGTTGGTAATATACTGAATGTTGCTGGTTCAAGTTTAGAAGTTGCTGGGATAGCTACGGGCGGTCTTACTCCATGGTCTCTTGCTGCTGAAGGGGTTGGTGCAGTATTGGGTTTAGCGGGTGGTGCTGCTGAACTATTTGGAGATATTAAACAATCAGCTACGGATAAAACCACCACGGATGCAGATTTAAGTTCTCAAACTCGGGGCCCGGTGGGAGTTCAAAAGGTAACACAAGTTACTACAAGAAGTAATTAAATAATTTTTTTAATTTATTTTTTATTTTTTTAATTTATTTTACAATATTTATTTTATATTAGTATAGTATAAATGAGTTCCTTTTGGCGTAATGATGACAAGATCAAAGTTTCACAAACCCAAGTTTCCGTTCCGTCCACAAATGGACTATCCTACACGGGGACTGCGGGGCAGAGTGGTCGTAGAGTAGATTTTGAGATCCCTTCCACCGTTAAGTTTTTAGATGGTAAAAATAGTTATTTACAGTTTGATATTAAGATTGCAGCTCCCGTTGGTAAAACTCCAACCCGCCTCTCACTTGACCCTTTTATTGGAGGTCAGTCAGTAGTCAAAAATATCCGTATCTATTCGGGTAATCGTTCTGTTCTTTTAGAAGAGATTAGTGATTACAACGCTAAAGTCCAAATGCAGTATTCATACAATCAAGATGATAGTTTAAAAAAGATGAGAGCATTAAAAGAAGGTTCACTTTACACTAATATCCAAACCCGAGGCACACTTGGTACATCAGTATCTAACAATATTGACCTTGAGAGCAACCCCTACTTTAAACCCGTTGGGACTGTTCCCGCTGCTCGTAATTGGGGGACTGCGGATGATTTTGTAACAGCTAAACTTTCACTACCAATCCATACTGGATTATTTGCTGATGGAGGTGATAAAATCTTTCCCGTCCTCATGACTGGTGGATTATTTATTGAGATTGATTTAGAAGATCCCGCAAGGTATCTTAAACAGCTTGACAGCGTTAACCGTCATCGCCGTATGCAGCAAAACCCCATCTTCCATGGTGTTAATGCTGCGGGTCTCGCATTAGCTATAGCTAATGGTGTTAACCGAACCGAAATATTTTTAGGCAAACAAAACAATATGATTAGTGTTGCTAATTGTGGATTTGTTAAAGGTGGTCGTATCGGTATTTGTGATAAAACTAACCCGAGAAATGAATGTGCCTTAACGGTTACATCTCTTCCCGGAGACAAACAAGGATATCCCTTAATTCAAAACATCGAACTTGATGGTAGTGGATTTATAAAGATTACATGCGAACAGTTCCAAAACAGTAATGTTGGTACTGGTGTGCAAGCAGTTTCCAATAACTTTATTCTATTTGACGCTGCTATAGATACTGATAGACGCCAAGTTGCGAATGCTGCGAATGTTCTTGTTGCTGCAACAACTTCATACCCCGCTACTACTGAAATTTCTAACTGTGAGATTGTATGTCAGCAAGTCGGTCTTGATCCACAGTATGAGAGTGGTATGATGAAGCGTATGAGAGATGGAGGTTCTATTGAGATTGATATTCCAAGTGTTACCAATTACAAACATTCACTCGTCAAAACCAATCGTAATGCTACAATCAATTTAGCAGTTTCTAATACTCGGGCGAAATCTATGATTATCATGCCTACTGATGCAAGCACCTTATCGGTTGCTGATTTTATGGCTGGGACATCCGCAGCTTATGAAGAGGAGACAACCCTTATGGATGGACGCCTTCATAGTATCCGCTCGGGTCAAGTTGGTATTATAGACCATCTAACATCTTACCAAATGGTAGTTGATGATAAACTTGTTCCATCTCGCCCTATTGTTGTATCTAAAATTAATGGTGGTAAAAGTATTGCGGCACAGCCTCTAATCGAACTTGAGAAAGCACTTAACCAAGCGGGTATCGTCCCGAGGTCGTTTAGTGATTACAATCGCAACTATTTAATAGGTAGGGCATATGCTCTAAATGATGGTGTTGCAAATCTCAATAACAAATCCAATCAGCTCCAACTATTATATAATGAGACGACGGAGGCGGGAGCTGATCGCCCACCGAGACATGATAAACTGTTATTCTGCTATCTCTTCCACATTCGCCGTATTTCCATAAAAGGTGATAGTGTTACGGTAGGTCTCTAAATTTAAAATATATTGTATAATATAAAGATGAGTTTAGAAGAAAGAGTTAAGAATTATCATAATAGATTTCCAAAATATTCCAAACTAATAATCAATCGGGATTGTATAGAAGGTATATGGGTCATGGGTAATAATTACACAACAAAAACTACTTTATATGGAGCGTATCCTTATGGTTATTTAGAAAGGATATTTGCGATGTTTCCATTAATACCAAAATCAACATTACATTTATTTAGTGGTTCATTACCCGATAGTGAAGATTATGATAAAGTAGATTATAATACTGGATTAGATGCCGAAACTTTTAGTGAAGTAATCCCTCATAATACTTATGAATTAATACTTGCAGACCCTCCATATTCAATTGAAGATTGTGAAAGATATGGTTGTTGTATGGTTAAGAGAAATGTTGTTTTTAAACAAGCTTATCATGTATTAAAAAAAGGAGGTCATTTAATTTGGTTAGACCAAGTATTACCAAATTATAAAAAAATAGAGTTTAAGATAATTGGTAGAATAGGTATGGTTAAATCTACTAATCACCGATTTAGAGTTGTAACCATATTTGAAAAACTTTAACATTTTCTATGTATCTTTTTTAATTTATAATTTCATATTTTTTATATATTTACTATTATATAAAATGTCATCTAAATCGTATCGTTCCATTCTCCCGAATAATGTTCCCAGTTCGGGTAAGGTTTCCTTCGCCCGTGGTAATCCAATCATTACGGTAACACTTGGTCGCCAAGATGCTACACTTGATTTATCATCTATCCGTCTATCGGGTAATCTTGATGTATGGTCTAATGCTGCTGGTACGGAGCATCCCCAAGCAGCCGGCCCAGCAAGAGCCGTAGAATTACTTGGTTCTCATAAACTCGGGATTTACTCTGCAATAGATCAGTTAGTTTTTCGTCATGCTGAAACTAAACAAGTTATAGAACACATTAGACATTATGGACGCTTCATGAGTTCCTATATGCCCGTTATGGCGGGTATGCAAGATGTAGCGGGTCATCTTTCCAAGTCTGCTTTGATTATGCCTAACTACCAAGCGTATCGTGATAATGTTATTCGTAGCACCCGTAGTTCGGTCTTTTGTATTCCGCTACCAGCGGGATTGACTTTAGGTGTAGATAAATTACCACTTGATAAAGTTCCTCTTGAGATTGAGATCCACCTTGCTCCGGATAGTCAGTTTTTCTATTCGAGTGATGCAACGACCGTGAATATCTCAAATTCTTTCTATGAATTAAGTGGACTTGAAGTAACATGTGAGGTTGAGACTGGTGTAAAATCCGCTGATAAAGGTGTTCTTGATTTTAACTCTATTACTTCTTATTTCTCCACACTTGAAAGCACTAACTCAATCATCAATTTTAATCTTGGACTGTCAAAGGTTCTTGCATCATTCGTCAATTTTGTCCCGTCCAATTTCATTAACAATTTAAGTCAAGATGGATTTTTAACTTACATGCCTACCCTAAAACCCAATGCTGCTGGTACTGGTGATGGTGGTGTTGCTAATCTTGAGACCATTTCATTCCTCCGTAATGGTGAACGCTTTCCGTCTGCTTTTGAGGTTGAGAGTGTTTATGATACCTCTACTAATGCAACGAGTGTTGTTGATCCACAAGTAATTAAAACCTTCCTTGGTGCTATTATCCCCGAACAAGTTCATACCCGAACCACCGCCTCGCCATGCACTACAAGTCGTAATTACACGGGTAATCAAAACGCTCTTACTGGTTATCGCTATGTTCCCGATGCTGGTGCTGTTTATGGTGTTGGTGTCCTTTATGATATGCTTGATAGTGAAGGTGTTGATTTCTCATCTTCCCAGTTCAGTATTCAAATGAAAAATGGTTTGGTTGACGGCAATCCTATCTCGGCTTACCTATTCATTAAATCCAAGGTTGTTGTTGCTTGGTCGGGTGATGATGGAGTGCAAGTTGTTATGTAATGTTTTCTATGTATTATATTTTTTAAATTTATTTTTTTTGTTTTTTTATATATATTAGATTATATAAAAATGGATGATACTAAAGATGCCCCCGCTACTGAAAGTCGCATTCCCGATCTTATTAAAATTGGAGCTATTCCGTCCACCTACGGACAAATGTTGCACACGGATGTTATTGACCCGGTAACATTCTCCCAGCGTAGAGTAAGATTTACTTTATCTCGTGTTGCTGGATTTCTTCATTCCAATTCTAAAATCACTCTTGCTGCTATTCCTAAAGCTGGTGTTGAGACTGGATACTACCCGTTGAATGTTGGGATTTCCCAGCTTATCCAGTCCGCCCAACTTACTATCGGTAATAATACCGTATGCTCTGTTGAGGATTACAACAATTTCCATTCGTATCAGTCTCTCTTCATTTCTAATGAAGATAACAAAGAAAGAGAACAGTATTTATCCCAGCGTTGCATCGCCCATCAGCCCGTTTATGATGACCGCACGGCGAATGTTACTGATAAACCTCCTAACTCTGCTAAAAAGATTGGTCTTGATGTTGGACGCAATCCCGTTGTTGCTGCTGCTGGTGGTGCTGGTGCTTTTGAACTTTTACCGTGGATGCACCACGACGGCACATCCGCTCAATCTATTAGTGAAGCCCCAGTTTATTCGGTTTATTTGAGTGATCTTTTCCCGTTCCTACGCTTCAATCAGCTCCCTATGTTTATGCTTGATGAAGAGGTTCATATTGATTTAACCTTTGCTGACCCAACATCCTCTTTATCGGGGGCTGATAACCAAAATGCGAGATTATGTGTAGCCCAAGGCGATAGCACCACATTAACTTTTGATGTTAATCGTGAAGAATGTAAATTGATTTATGATAGTATTACTTATGATGGTGATGTCATGGAGAAATATGCTAAACAAAACCCCAAACTAACTTTCCAGTATGCGGATTATCGCCTTGCTAAACGCACGGGTGTTGTTGCTGGTGGTGCTGGAGTTGGAGATTTCTCCAACCTTACATTCCCGATTGGTGGTAATGGTCGCCTTGTGTCTAAAGTATTTTATGCATTATCTAACAATCAAAACTTCGTTCCCAACTCTCTTCTCTTGGGGACTACTGCTTTTGGTGATATGGCTCTATCTACCAATCTCTTATATAATGATAGATTTGAGTTTAATACTGATAGGACTAATTCCGCTTTACTGTTCCACACCACACAGCAAGCCGAGGGACAAGTACCTATGATTACTCATGATGAATATGTTAAGAGAGATACTGTAAGTTCGATAACTGATGAAGTTATGGAGGGTCATATTCAGTCATCTAATGATGATGGTATTAGTGAATTGTTTAGATGGACGGCGATCCGCCCGAACAAAGGTGAGCGTGTAAATAATAAGGGTATGGATTTGATTTACAAAACTACTGGACTTGGAAACGATACTTACACTCTCCGTGTTTACCTTGAACTCCTTAAGGTTGCTACGATTGAGAATGGTAGATTTAATTGTTATTTTGCATAAATAATAATAATATAGAATTATAGTAAATGTATGGGATTAAGTTTTGGTTTTTGGATTATTTCAAATGTAAAGAATGTGAAGAACATATACGAGTAAAAAATGAATTGAGCCAATTAGTCAAAGTATTATTACAAAGTCAAAATGAACTCTTAAAATATTTAGATGATAAAAAAGTGTCTGGGGTAAATGTTAAAAAATAAAAGTTTTATAGCACTCCAAAAAATAATTATTTTTAGAAATCTACCCCAGACACTTTTTAAAAGTTATAACCCAAAAACCCGTTAAACCTTTCTTCGCCCCATTTCTCCTCAATTACTTTTTCGAATGAAGTCCCCCACATATCCTCATATTCTAAAAACTGACAATCAGTTCTTATATCTTCGCCGATATTCATATTAATTGCGACGCTTTCACCGTGTTCCTCATAATAATAATCTAAATATTTAATAAATAGATTATGTCTTTTCTTATAC